ATGGAAGCCTTCTCCCGCTGCACCTTGTCCGCAAGATCCTGCAATTGCTTCAGGTACTTCTTGGATGAAGTAATGGCAGAATCCGTTCGGTGGGACTCCTGCTTCTTGTCGTCAATCTGCTTTACCACATCATTGGCAATATCCAACTTGGTACGAGCGTCCTCAAGCATACGCTCCATCTTCTGTAGGGCAAGGGCTAGTTCGGTCTGCCGCTCTTCCTTCTTGCCAATCATGTCCTGACGGAATTGGTCAGGCAGTTCGTGCTTGCACACGGGGCACTCTTCGTTCTGCTCGTAGAATGTCTTTTCTTCGTCCACCTTCTTGACACCACTCTGCATCTGCTTGCGGACGGCGTTCATCTGTGAAATAGCGTCCCGCTGTTTGTCCACAGAGGAAACACTTTCTGCAAGGGCAGCAATTTCAGTCTGTATGGCAACCTTCTTCTCCAATAGGGCTTGAAGTGAATTTTGCTCTTCGGTGGTAGAGTTTTTGTACGACTCCAATTGAGAATCCGACTTGTCCTCAATCTTCTTTATCATGTCAGCCTTGTGTTCCACCCGCAACTTCAGAGTGGTGATCTGCGATTCCACTTCTCGCAGTTCTTCCTTGGATGTGGTTAGACGCGACTTCAGCACTTCGTTCATCTTGGAGAACACATCAATGTCCAACAGATTCTCCACGATGCTGCGGCGATCCGCAGCAGACAAGCGCATGAACGGCACATAGTTCGTGGAACCCAATATAACCACCTGACAAAATGTCTTGTAGTTCATCTTCAGGATCTGTGTTTCAAGAATGAATTGGTAGTCCTTGGTGTTGGCAGTCTGTTCTACTGCCGCGCCGTCCTTTTCAATCAGGAACACCTTGGGCGATATTCCACGAATCACCTTGTAACTGCTGCCGTTTGAGGTGAACTCAATCTCTACTATACAGTCCTTGCCGTTGATGGAATTCACCAATAGCGGCAGATTAATATTTCGAAACGGCTTGCCGTACAGCACAAAGGTGAGGGCATCCAACATCGTGGTCTTGCCCGCACCGTTTTCACCACAGATCAGAGTGGTGGCAGTTTTGTCTAGTTGGATTTCTGTGAACACATTGCCTGTACTCAGCAGATTCTTCCACCGTATCTTATTGAATGTAATCATTACTTCACGCTCTCGTTTGCTAGGCATTCAGCGTACAGATCACGCACCAATTCCTTTAGACGCTTGGGATCGGAGATGTTCTGTAGGGATTCAATTTCCCGATTGATGATGGTGATGGTGTCTTCGCCCAAGTCTACTGCTTCGCTGTCCCCGTTTTGCTCGGGTTGCAGGTCTTCAATAATGGTGACACCGTGTGGGCTGCTTGCGTACACGGAGTCCACAAACTTCTCAAAGATGTACGGCTTGGTTTTCTGCTCCACGATGATGCGGACAAACTTGCCGCGTGTACGCTCTTCGTCCACTTTGATGTGATGCGTATCCGACAGCGTAGAGTCATCGTATCGGATCTGCGTGAAGATGTTGTGCGGATTCTTCACAAACTCTAGATCGCGGGTGGCGGTGTCTAGAATATGAAAGCCCTTCTTGTCGCCGTAATCGTTCAAGGTAATCTGATACGGGCATCCCAAGTAGTGGACATTCTCACGGGAGTGCCGTGTGTGGAAGTGCCCTGTGTATACCGCGTGGAACTTCTTGAACAGATCAGAGTCCATACCACCGTCAAAGGGAGTATTCCGCAATACCTGAAACCCGTTAAGTTCAAGATGCCCACACAGAATGGGAGCATGAGTTTCGGTAATGAACTTCAGGGATTCGGCTTCGTTTTCCTTGTTGATCCACGGCAGCATGGCAATGGGAAGCCCGTCAAAGTCAAGCACCTTGGGGGTGTCGTGAACAATGAAACGGTCAGAGAACAACTCCTGAAGCGAATTCACCTCGCTCTTGTTCTTGTAGAAGATGTCGTGGTTGCCCAAGATGCAGTGCATCTTTGCACCGCTCTGCTCAAGCCGCTTCACGAATCCGTTCTGCACCGCATTCAGCGTCAGGAAGTTCACGAACTTGCGGCGATCAAGAAAGTCGCCCAAGTGAATAATGGTGTCGATACCCTCTGCCTCAATACGAGGAAAGAATACACGGTCAAAGAACCGCATAAAGTGTTCCATGAAAATCGGGGAATCGTTACGCGCACCGAAATGGGTATCAGTCACCAATGCAATCTTCACTTCTTCTTGCCTTTCTTGGCGGTCTTCTTGACCGGCTTCTTGACCGGCTTCTTAGCAGGCTTTTTCGTCTTCTCTTCAGGTGATTCAATTTCGCCTGTCTTCTTTTCAAACGAGTTGATGTCGTTTTCGGTCAGGAAGGTGGGCAGTGTTTCAAAATTGTCACCCACCTTTAGGAAATTCTCACGAAACCACTTCTTCATGGACGAGTCCACATCGCTCATCTCAATCTTCTTGAGTTTAATGTACGCTTGCTTCTTTTCCTTTTGTATGCGGCGAAGGAATGTGTAATAGATGATCTGCGTGAAATACGAAAACGGATTCTTGGACTTGGCGGGATCAAAGTTGTATGCGTACAGCAGACAGTTCTCAATCCCGTCAGAGATCATTTCATCCCGATACGGGTAGTTGATGAAGTTTGGCTTGCGGGATAGATGCTCCGCAATCTTCATAAAGCACTCACCAATATAGTGAGTAACAGGCGGGTGGCGGGTTTCTGCCTTGTTTGCAGCCTCCACGCCCAACTTCCATTCCTTCATTGCCTCAAAAAACATTTGGTTGTCTATGTAGTGGTCACTTTTCTTCTTAGCCATCACAGTCCTTTCGATATCCATTATGAATCATTTGTCGTGTCTTGTCAACCCTCTTCTGTATTTTTTGGTGGTTCCTTTTCCGGCATATAGTCCTTGAAATATGGTGACCAGTCTTCATGGCTGTTGCCGTAGTTGGGCTTTTTCTTTAGATCTTCGTTGGGTTCTGTCCACTCGTCTTTTGAAATCTTTTCTCGCTTGTTCTTTTTCTTCTTGGGCTTTTCAGGAACCTCGTCCTCTTCCTCGTTCAGCATTTGCTCAAGGAAATCGGTGCTGATGAAATCAGAAATACAATCCTTTAAATAATCAAGGAATCCACTCTCCACCCAACTATTTAATACATCAGACGGAATGCTCACAGAAAACATAATGCCTTCTGGTCGGGGAGAAAAACTTGGTGGCATAGAATCTTTGAGTGAATTAAACGATGGCGGAATCATTGACCCGTATGGGAATGAACCGCCAGTCTTTCCACCTTCTGCTGCCAACTGTTTCAGCATTTGCTCTAGTTTCTCATCCACACTATCAGACAATTCGCGCATCTCTTCTTCCGATAGTTCAGGAAGTGGAAGCGCGGATGGTGCAGGTGGAGCCACCGAAATGGCAGGAGGAGCCGATTGGCGATCATCTGCTTCGGTTTGTCGTGCGTACAGCGTAACCAAATCAGGATCGGGAGCCAATTCCACCACCACAAAATCAAGTGGGATGTCCGCAGTAATCTCGGAAGTGCTGCCAAGCCAATCAGCAAAGAACACAGTGTGCCGCTTTACGCCTGTGTACGGATCGGTCTGTATATTGTTCATCACGCGCATAGGGCGCAGCAGTTTAATCTTGTCCTTGGTCTTGCCAGCAACCTTGGCAATGATCTCTTCGCCGCTGCGGAGTTTGAAGACTTTGAGTTCGGTTTTCTTTCGTCTGCTCATAGGTCTTCTCCTAACTGTATCCTGATGAGTTTGTGGTCAAATCCTTCCGCCTCATATAATCTCATACGCTCATTCATGTGCCGTAGGGTGTGATTTTTCCACGATTTCCAAGACAGATCGTCACCAATATCGTACAGTCGTGCCACCGTCTTGTCTTGCGATACACGCAACTGTCGCCCAATGCTTTGCAGAACGCGAATGCGAGACTTGGACGGAGAAGCAAAGATGATGTTGTGTAGACGGCGAATGGAAATACCTGTGCTGAATGTACCGTAAGAGGCAATAATGACGGCATCAGATTCGCTTTCTACAATCTTGCGGATCTCCTCTCGGTCGGCGGCTTCTGTACCACCATGCACAAAGAATACCTTACGCTCGGGCGAA